TGGCCTACAGCCGGAACAAGTAGGAGATCCCCATGGCCTTCCGCCACGGCAAGAACGCCGCCCTGACCCTCAACAGCAAGGATCTGTCTGCATTCCTGACCAGCCTCGATCCGTCGTGGGATCTCGATATGTCGGACACCACGACCTTCGGCGCGACGTGGAAGAGCGCCGTAGCGGGCGTCCCGGGCGGCAAGTTCGACATCGCCGGGCACTACGATCCGACCGCCACCACGGGCCCAGCGGCCGTCTTGTGGGCCGCGTTCACCGGTGGCGTGCCCGTCACCGGCCTCATCTATCCCGGCGGCAACGTGTCGGGACAGGCGCTCTGGACGATCACCTCCGGATGCCTCGTTACCGCCTACAGCGAGTCCAGCCCCGTGGGGGGAGTGGTTACGTTCAAGGCGAGCGTCGCCGTTGTGGTCCTGCCGGTTCGTACCGTCGTCGGGGCCTGACATGGCCCTCCCGGTCAAACCCCTCGGCACCGCCACGGTGGAGATCGCCGGGGAAGTCGTCGAATACCGGAGCATGTCCCGCGCTCAGGCGCTGGTCATGGATGGCTACAGGGGACGGGAAGACGAGGCTGAGATCTGGGTCCTCATGTGCGGCACGGGCTGCTCGGAGGACGAAGCGAAGGCGTTCCGCGAGTCCAATGACACGGACACCGCTGGCCTCCTGATCGACGGCATCCTGATCCTCTCCGGACTGGCGACCGACTCCCCAAAAACGTAGGCCAGGACGTGTACGAACGGGCGTTCATGGAAGAGGAGATGGACCCCTTCGACTTCGCCCTGGCAGAGAAGCTGCACATGAGCATCCGGGCCATGCGCCAGTCCCTCGGCAATGACGAGTACCTCGCCTGGCGGGCGTTCCACGTCTACCGAGCGGCCATGCGCGAGCTTGAACAGGAGCGTCCGAGATGACGCACCACGGTCACATCGTCCCGGGAGTCGTGCCGCTCACGGCCGAAGAGGCCGCCTGCAGCGTGTGCAACCCGATGCCCCAGTACTTCGGTGCCGCCGGCATGGAGGGTCCCGAGGGCCCGGCTGGCCCCACTGGTCCGGAAGGCCCCCAGGGCCCGTCAGGAGCCCCAGGAGCGACGGGAGCGCAGGGAGTGGCCGGAGACACCGGCCCCCAGGGATTGCAGGGCTCTACGGGCCTTACAGGGGCGCAGGGTGCTGACGGTATTCAGGGTCCGTCCGGTCCTGCGGGTGCTGATGGTGCTGACGGACCCCAGGGACCGGCAGGTGCTGACTCCACCGTGCCCGGGCCGGCAGGCGCCGATGGTGCCCAGGGCCCGGCGGGGTCGGACGGTGCCCAGGGCCTGCAGGGACCCCAGGGAGACCCGGGCGGCACGTTCACGTCGGCCGATATGGTCAACCTCGTGTACCCGGTGGGCTCGATCTACGCCTCGGTCGTCGCCACCAACCCGGCGACCCTGTTCGGCGTGGGCACCTGGGTGGCCTTCGGCGCCGGCCGCGTGCTGGTCGGGCTGGACGCCGGGGATACCGCCTTCGACACGGCCGAGGAGACCGGTGGCGCGAAGACCCACACCCTGACCGCGGCCGAGATGCCCGCCCACACCCATCCTCAGACAGCCCCCACGAGCGCCAGCAGCGGGGCCATCAAGTTCGCCATCGATACCAACGCCAGCGGTGCCGTGACCGACGGCAACGCGACCGGCAGCACGGGCGGCGGTGGGGCGCACAACAACCTGCAGCCGTACATCGTGGTGCGGCTGTGGAAGAGGACCGCCTGATGGCCGACGTGGAAGTGATCGGGCTGCGCGAGCTGACCACGGCGCTGCGGCAGGTTGACAAGGCGCTGGCCAAGGATCTCCGCGGAGCATTCAAAGCCATCGCCGATCACGTTGTCGGTGCGGCACAGCAGAAGATGCCGTTCGGCTCGGGCACGGCCGCCAAGAGCCTCAAGCCACGGAGCACCGATCGGGGCGCCACCATCAACTTCCCCCGGGGCGGACCCGGGTCGCGGGATGACAAGGCGGGCTATTACCCCTGGCTGGACTTCGGTGGCGGCAAGGCCGGGGCTCGAGGCATCACGTCGTCGTCTCCGATCGCCCACGCCAAGTCAACGGGCGGCTTCAAGCGCGAGCTGGTGCCGGGTGGCCGCTACCTGTACCCCGCGATCGGCGAGTCCCGGGAGTACATCGCCACCGAAGTTGACAAGGCCATCGGCGAGATCGCCCGGAAGGCAGGGTTCACGTGAGCCGCGACCTGACCATCCGCATCCTCGGAGAGTCGAAGGACTTCAATCGTGCCGTGGACGGGGCGATCACGAAGACGGAGGGGATCACTGGCAAGCTGCGGGGCGTGGGCAAGGGCATGGTCCTGGGTGCCGGCATCGGCGCGTTCAACCTCCTGACCAGTGCCATCGATCTCGGGATCTCCAAGCTGGGCGAGGCCGCGGAGGCGTTCCGGGCAGACGAGACGAGTCAGAAGCTGCTCGCCCAGGCTCTCAAGAACAACATCGCCAACTGGGACGGCAATACCGCCGGGGTGGAGGCTTACGCCACGGCCCAGGCCAAGCTCGGCTTTGCGGATGATGAGGTACGGACCTCGATCGACACCCTGATCGGCGTCACCCACGATCTGACGGAGGCACAGAAGCTCAACTCGCTCGCTCAGGACCTCGCCCGGGCCAAGGGCATCAGTCTCGAGCAGGCTACCGACGCGGTGTCCAAGGCCGCGGTGGGCAACGGCCGGGCCCTCAAGAGCCTGGGCATCGACATCACCGGGGTGACGGGTGCGGCCGGGTTCCTCGATGCCATTCAAAAGAACGTCACCGGTTCCGCGGAGACGTGGGCGGCCACCAACGAAGGCAAGCTCGCGGTATCGAACGTGGCCGTGGGCGAGGCCATGGAGAAGGTCGGGAAGATCGTCAACGACGTGGGCCAGGTGGCGGCCCCGATCCTGGCCGAGGCCCTCACCGTGCTGGTGGACGTGCTGGGGGCCGTGTGGGAGGCCATCGGGCCCATCGTGGGGTCGCTGGTAGAGAAGCTGCAGCCGGCCTTCCGGGCCCTCGGCCCGCTGGTCGGGCGCGTGTTCGGGGTCATCAAGGATGTGGTGACGGCTCTCGCCCCGGTGTTCGACATCGTGTTCGGGGCCATCGGCACGATCATCAGCACGCAGGTTGCCATCTGGTCTGGCGTGTTCGACGTGCTTGGGGGCGTGCTGGGGACCCTGGGGCGGGCATTCGAGGGTGTGGGCAAGGTCGTCGGCGCCGTGTTCGGGGCCATCGCACCCGTGGTCAAGGGCGCCATCAACTTCGTGATCGGGGCCGTCAACGGGATCATCAAGGCCATCAACGGGCTGCAGATCCACGTCCACATGGACACGCCCGTTGGGTCCATCAATTTCGATTGGGGCGGCCTCAACCTGCCGCACCTGCCCTACCTGCACTCGGGGGGCGTGGTGCCAGGGGTCCCCGGGTCCGACGTGCTGGCCGTCCTGCAGGCTGGCGAGCAGGTGACGCCGGCCAATGCCCGGCCGGGGATCACGGTGATCGTCAACGGCAACATCTACGGCCTGTCGGGTGTGAACGAGCTGATGGACAAGATCGCTGAGCGCCTGCGTCTGGACGCGGTGTAGCCGTGGCGCTCGCCGTGACCATCTTCGGAACGGATCGTGTGGCGAACCTCCAATGGGGCACGCTCAAGATCACCGCGACCAACGGTGCTCGGGCGGGCCGCTGCGACTTCGTGCTCGTCAACTTCCGTCCTGAGATCCTCGACACGCTGGTCATCGCCGATGGGGCCACGACCTACTTCGACGGCACGGTGCGCAGCATCAAGGTCAAGGAACTTGGGAGCGGCAAGTTCTGGACGACGGTGACCGGCGTCGATGCCGCTCCGGCCGGTAGCGGCGGGGATCACGCCGCCTTCAGCCTGTCGGATCGCTCGGCGTCAGAGACTTACGAGGACATGGTCAACGACACCGGCTTGCCGGTGCCCTATGCATGGTGGCGGCTTGGCGAGGCCTCCGGGACCAATGCCGTTGACGAGATGGGCATCCAGGACGGCACCTACGTGAACGCCCCGACGCTCGGCGTCACCGGTCCCCTGGCCAATGTCGCGGACACGGCCGTGACGTTCAACGGGACCGATGAGGAAGTCACCCTCGGCAGCGCCACGCTGCTGGCGGGGCAGACGGACTTCTCCATCGCCGTGTGGGCGAAGTCCTCGAGTGGCAACACCACGCAGACGATGTACTGCGAACGCCACGCGACGACGGGTAACGCCATCATCCGGCTGGTGCTCAACAACCTCGGCCGGCCCGTGTTCGTGTACAAGGACAACGCCGGCACGCAGGATACGGTGACGCCCGCGGCGGGCGACTGGACGGACGGTGCCTGGCACCACTTCGTGGTCACGAAGGACGGCACGGCCTGCGTGATGTACGTCGATGGCGTGTCGGTCAAGACGGCAACGCTCACCGCCGGCAACACGCTGACGAGCGCGCCGGGCAGGATCGCCAACGACCCCCGGGCAGGAAGCCAGTTTTTTCCGGGCTCGCTGGACGAAGTGATGATCTGGCGGACGTGGATCTCGCAGGCCCGGGTGGATGGCTTGTGGCAGGCCAGGGACATCAGGCGCTATGCCGCTCTCGACTACGGGGCCGTGAGCGACGGCACGACGACGACCCTCAGCGGCACGATCTCCACCTATGAGAGCGGTCTCTTGACGGGTGACCTGTTCGGGATCACGTCACTGAACAACGGGCTGCTGATCGGCACGGGCGGTCCTTCGTACTACGTGCAGGAGATCACCTACACCTGGCAGAACGCCGCCACGCTGCTGTACACGGTGTCCTTCGGCCTGACGTCCGCCGGGGCGCCTCCGAGGCTTGCGGCGGCCTTCCCGTGATCCCGACGACCTGTCTCGACTGCGGCGACGTGATCCGCCGCCACCAGCGCCGCTGCCAGCCCTGCTCTGCCCGTCTACAACGGCGCAGGAACGCCGATCCGAAGCGGAGTGGCTACAGGGACCGCCGGTACCTGTCTCAGCTCTCTACGGGCTTGTGCGGGGCTTGTGGGCGAAGTATTGAGGCAGGTCAGGGGAGCCGCGGGCATATCATCCCGCTGGCCCACGACTACGGGAGCCTCGAGACGGTGCCCATGCACCGGTCCTGCAACAGCTCACTCGGCGCAAGGGAGATCACCCGTTGAAAGTCCAGCTCTCGGTCCTCGCCATCACGGGAGGGCTGACCGCGTTCGGGTTCCTCGCCCTTGCCGCCGTCATCCTGGTGCAGCCCGGGCCGGAGTCCACCACGAGGCTCGGGCTGTTCTTCGGCATCGCCTCGATCGTGGTCACGTCGCTGGTGGCGATGCTCCGCAGCGACCAGTCCCAGCGCCAGACCAACGGCGATCTCGACCATCGCATCAAGATGGCCGTCCTCGCCTCCCTGGGCGAACGCCGGAGGACCGACCGCACCCCCACGCCCGACGATCCCAACCCCAACGATCCGCTCAGAGGATGATCCGATGCTGCAGCTCTCGATGGTGTTCAATCAGGCCAAGTGGCCGGGGGCCGGGGACATCGACGATTGCTGGGTCGTCTCGGCCGTGCAGGCCGTGAACGTCACCAGCCCATGGCTGCGGCTGGTGGGG